CCTTACTGACGGATGGAGTCCGGGTACGCAGCAAAGAAAAAACCCATTGGGGAACGAGCCTTAGGCTTGGTTTGCCGCTACATGGTTGGGCCGTACCCCTTCCATGTGCTTTGACGAAGCCCGCTCCCCAATGGGTTCGGATCGCTGTACGGTGCTTCAACCGGGTTACCAAGCCGGTCGATGTCGCTATTGTCCACAGAGTGCCAAAGCCTGTCAACCGACCACCAAATACGCGTATTTGAGGTACAGATACGCGTATCTGTGGCTCCTGGTGGACTCCCCAAAATTTCCCGAAATTTTCGCCAGAATTTTCACGGAGCCTAGATCGCATACGGGTTTTCCCTTTTCCGTTGGCCGGCGTCGATGTAGTCGTCCTCGTCCAGTTCGTCGGGGATCGGGTCGATGTTCAGGAATCCGGCATCTCGAAGGTAACGCAGGGCCTGTGACATGGCGTCGCAGAAGTCGTCGTGGTCAGTGTTGGGGAAAGAACACACCTGCGAGATCATGCCCTCCGCCCAGTCCCGGACGTAGCCCTTCCTGACGCTGCTCTCGGGAACCCAGACTCTCCCGGCTCGGATGATGTTGGCTACGATGGACAGTCTCTGCACCTTGTCCGCCCTGCCGGGGTTGTAGGCCCTGACAGGGATATGGGCCCTCTGCAGGTCTTGGATCAGGGAGATGCCCGCGGCCTTGTCCTCCACCAGGACGAGATCCACCCGCTTCCTGTCCTTGCCCTCACCGAAGACGGTCTCGTACTCGTCGATGACCTTCGGCCGGAGGTCGGGATACTGCAGGCGGTCCTGCCAACAGTCGATGATCAGGACGCTTCCAGGGCCGTCCTCCTGGCGGAAGACCCCGAAGGTGATGGCCGCGGTCGGATCGTTCTGGGCCTTCTCGGTGAAGGCGCAGTCGTAGGACTGGACGACGAAGTCCAACTTGGGGATGGGCTTGTTCGCAGGCCAGAGACGGAACCAGTCACGGTTGACGATACCGCCCTCCTCCGGGTCGATGATCTCAGCGTAGATCTCCTGGCGGCCGAGTTTGGTGCCTTCGTACTGCAAGATTTGCTTTTGGAAACTCGGGGCTAGATTGTCCAGGTTGGAGTAAGTGCTCGCTGTCGTGACCTGTACGTCGTCCCCGTCCCGGCCGATGAGGTCGATGATCAGATCCTTAGGCTTCGGGGTCGTGGTGGCCAGGATGCGGGTGTGCTTGCCCAGACGGACCGAGAACATGATCTGATCCCAGGCGTCCTGCAGGTAGTCCCAGGCGGCCAACTCGTCACACCATGCTCCATGCCACTGGCCACCGCGGAAGCGTTCCGGCTCAGAAGCAGGAATGCCCTTAATAAGTGAGCCGTTGGTGAGTTTGATCTCGTGGTACGCCCGGTTGTAGTCCGCGATCAGGATGTTGGGGATCACAGCGATCAGCCCAGAATCCCCCTCGAAGCAGGTAGCCCGAACGTCCGCAGAGGTCGGAGCAGCCACGAGCCATCGGGTGCCAGGAGTCTCCCAGGCCCACCAACCTATCTGCTCTGCAGCCGTCCTGGTCTTCCCGGCTCCGCGGCCGGCCAGGAGGAGCCAGATGCTCCACCAGTCCCCGTCAGGCAGGATCTGGTGCTTGTGAGCCTTGGTGAGCCATCCCGCCCTCCAGGCGAAGGCGGCTTGTCTGTCAGCCGGGAGGCGCTTGAACTTCTCCCGAACCTCCTCGTCCTTCAGGACGGCGACAAGTTCATCCACGGCGGGACTGCTCTATGCCCTTCAGGACGGTGTCGAAGATGGTCAGGTCCGTCTGAACCTTCAAGGGGTTCTCAGCATCTCCGCCCACCTGCACCTTGTCCCCGTACTTCTTCGGGTTCCACTTGGCCAGGAGTTTCAGCCGGGTCTCGATCCGGAGTTTCCGGTGGCCCAACATATCCTCAACCGTCGTGGAGCCGCCCTGGTCGGACATAACCTGCTTCTCGCCGTACTGGGGATTGTCGGCAATCAGCAGGCATTCCTCGGCCATAGCGTCGTATCCGGCTTCCCGTGCGCGTGCGATGTGTGCAGAAAGTTCTTCGTCCTGAGCCATCCACAGATACACCGTCCGCCAATACGGCATACCGTCCATACGGCAGATTTCCCTGAGTGGCACTCCCTCGCTTAGGAGTTCGCACATCTTCTGGGCGATCTCAGGGTTGTACTTGGAGGGACGGCCCATCTTCTTGGGCTCTTGAGGAGTTTCCGCGGCCTGGGTGGTATCTACCCCTTGGTCAGGGGTTTTGGAGGGCTCTGCGGCGGTTTTGGTGGCTTTCCGTGGCATCTCGTACTTTCAGAGACATTGGACTGCCGGGGAGTTTAACTCGCGGTTGAGGTTTTGGCCAACAAGGATGGGCACCTTGTGCAGGCGGCTCATCGGCGCGGTCTGCACTCCGCCCGAATTTGCCCGATGCCCATGCGTGTTGGCCCCCTTTCGGGGCCGCGGGTTCAGTTACAAGTGGTGTTGCAGGTGCGGGCGGCGCCCGTTCCGTAGCAGCACTCGGTGCAACTGATGGTCTTGCCATTCACGGTAACCGTGTAAAACCGGCACGAGGCATAGGCCGCAGTGGCAAATGTGGTGATGGCCAGGATGGCGGCGATCTTCTTGAACATGGTTTTCTCCTTGAGAAGGGCCACGAAGAGCCCTGATTTTAAGGTTAAGTGATTGATTTCACAAGTGTTTTAAAGCCACGGGAAGTGATAAGCCCAGTATGCCGACTCACTCTCGCAGATCCAGTACCACTGTGCTGCAGAGACAAGGCCCTCCGCCTCTGCGATGGCCTCGTCCAGGTTGATCAGGTCTTGCAGGCTCATGCGTAGATCTCCTGCAGTTCAGCCTCGATGCGCTCCATGTCGCAGGTCTCACCGTCCACCCGCTTGCCGTCCATGTCGAGGACCGTGTAGTCGATCTCAAGCCAACCCAGGTCATAGATGGACTCCATGAGGTGGCAGCGCGGATGGCGGGCGACCTTGTGGATCACCACCTCGAACAACTCTTCGCCCACATAGATGTATTCACGGTTCTTTTTCATGGCGTTCTACCTCAGACAGCGAGCCAAGCATCGTCGCCGATCAAACCTTGCGCGATGGCGTTGCCGAAAGCATTTGATTCGGCCTCTTCCCGAGCCTTCCAGTCTTCAGCGCCGGAGGCAACCGCCTCATCAATCGAAGCGCCGCTGATGTGCAAGGTCACGGTGCGACCGATGCTGTCTTGCAGGATGAGAGAGTAGTCTTGTGTCATTTCGCTGTCCTTTTCAGTTACCTGCTCTGTTGCAGTGATTGTGACTTTAATGCAAAGTTAAACACCATGCAACTAGGTAGTTTCCCTAGAACGGAGCCTCTGGCCATCGGACCCACTGCTTGACCTTAATGATGGCCCTCTGCCGCTTCAGGCGCTTGAGGTTGTCAGGCGTTGTGTAGGCAAAGGGCCACCAGTTCGGTGTTTGAACTAGCCCGGTCTCCAAACCAGAAGATCCATCAGCAGCACTGAGATGGCGAAGAGGTAGACCAGTATCCAACCCAACAGGCACACGCCCGCGGCGATGCGTTCTTCTGTCTTCATTCACGATGCCTCCAAAGGGAAGGGCGCCGAAGCGCCAAATTCCCGTTATTGCTGCGCTACCTCAAAGTTGGTGATGTTGAACCGCCCAAAGGTCGGACGGAAATCACCTACGCCAATCAGTCGGCCAGAGGTCGAAAGAGTGTCCAGGAGCCAGTGCTGATCGATGTACTCAGGCACGAGCACCATCAGGTCGAACGAAACCTTCCATCCCGTCCGCATGGCAGGACGCACGCGGTTGACGCCTGCACGCTGCACTACTACCCGGCGCTTGTCTTCGTAGTCCCAGTTCTTGGTGCCTAGGCTTGCGAGGTTGGTCAGGGACACTACACCGGCCTTGGTCAGATCCATGGCCGACTTGCGCGGGCTGCGGGGGTCTTGCTTGAACTTGCTTGCCAGGATCAGCGACTGGCGGAAGTATTCGCCGGGGATGCACAACTCATCCTCTTCGTTGCGCCAGACATAGGACTCGATGTTGTCCGTCTTCTTGGCCACACTGTTCTTGGCAGCCTTGGCCTTCGTCTCGACCGCTTCAGCATTCCACCGATGGAACAGCATATCGCTGCAGCCCTGCGCCGTCACATGGACGATGTAGGGATTGCTTGCCTCAATGACCTCTTCTCCGCCGTTTGTCGGTTCGTTGATTACCTTTTTCATCTCTCTCTCCAGTTAGTTAAAAAGCCAAACCTCACCGAGCCATGCCCCGCCATGCCATGCAACACCGCGCCGAGCCCAACCCGGATGGTGCAAACGCACCGGAGAGGGCAGCACGCCACCCAATCCGCTGTATTCACAGCCCATACCCCGCCTTACCCCGCCTCGCCTTGCCATGCCATACCCGACCTGGCCTTAACAAAAGCACTCGGAGGAGCAGAGACTGCCCTACCGGCTGCTTTCGCAACTCCATACCTAGCCAGACCTTACCCAAGCAAGCCTTGCCTTGCCCGACCCGACCCAACCCGATGGTGCAACTGCACCGGGAAGAACTGCTCGCAATTCAACCCGCTGCCTTCGCAGACCCAT